GGCATTGAGGAGGACTCGGGGTATGAACTAATATAGGATGGTACAAGGTATCGGGGAGATATTCAAATGAATCTATTCCAACTGATAGGCAGCATCTTCAAGCCAGCCGCTGAGCTGATTGACAACGTGCACACCAGCACTGAGGAGAAGCTACAGCAGAAGGCCATCATGCTGGACACGCAGGTCAAGCTACTGGAGTACGCGCTCAACTACGAGCAGGAGCAGCTAACGCAAAAGGCCGCCATAATCACCGCCGAAGCCCAGAGCGAATCGTGGGTGACGAGATCATGGCGACCTATTACGATGCTGACGTTCGTAGCCTGTGTCGTGGGCTACTGGTTTGGGCTCACACCTGAGCTACCCCCCGAGTCAGTGGACTCTATGTTCTTGTTGGTCCAGATCGGAGTGGGTGGCTACGTTGCGGGCCGCTCGGCAGAGAAAGCTGTCTCCGGGATAACACGTGCCCTAAAGGAGCGGGAGCAGTCTTAGCCCTGAAGTCAACGTACACTACATTGGAAGGCCCCTTAACCGGGGCCTTTTCTTTGCCTGTCATTCGTCCTCCATTGCCGCTAGTGCGGCGTCCAAACCCTTGAGCTCTCTTCGGACTCCGTCGAGCTCTCGCTGGAGCTGCTCGGATCGTTCGAAGCACGCAGCTCGTCTAGCAGCAAGCTCTTCTCCGAAGGTGGCATATCGCGGAGCATGTCCTTCATGTGATCGAGCTGCCGCTTCATCAGTCGCCGGCGTAGCTTGCGCCGCTGCCACTTGTCCAAGTACTCCGAGCCCTCCACTGACTTCATCGCCGTCTGCACTATCAAGCGGTTGAGCCTTAGCAGCCGCCTGTTTAGCTCTTGCAGTGACTTGGTCGTCAGCGATGCGCTCTCGGATGAGTCCTCGGATGTAGTCTCCGTAGGCTCCGACTGCTGCTCGTCTCTTTCCTGCATCGTTCATTCCCTCCATCTTGACCGCAACCTCCCCGATGCCCCAAGGGAGGTCTATGGTCTTCGTTACCTTGCCGCCACCGTGCTCCTCGTCCTCGGCTGCTTGCCACAGCTTGTAGTCAGAGTTCATGATGTCGAGTGCGTCTTTAATCTCCATCTCGCTGCTCCTTGTCAAGGATGAAACACAGCGCGGACATAGCCGTCGTCCCCGCGCAGACCATGAGCACCGGAGTCGGCCAATGAGTCGCCGCAGCGACCACCAGCCACCCGTAGGTGCACAGCGACCAGATCCACCCAGCATTACGCCAAGACATGGGGGTTCTCCTTAGCCTTGGTCAGGGTGTTACGGCCCCGAGCATACTTGCCACAGTCCCCACACTTGTACTGCTGGTAAGCGTTGACCTTGGTGTAGCGCAGCTTGTGCTTCTTCACACGGTGTGAACCACAGTTGGGGCAGATCAGCTTGCCCTTGGCGTCGTTCACGAACAGCCCACAGTTGGGGTGCGGGTCAATCCAGCCCAGCAGGTACTCGTAGAACTCCTCTGTGCTCTTGACGTCCTGCTTGCAGTAGGCAGCCATGCGCTTCTGCGCTCCCTTGAGCTTGCTGAACACGACGTCCATCCACAGTCTCATGTTGGCGTTGTCTTCCAGCTTCGGGGTCAGCCCCAACTCCTTGAGCAGGTCCTTGAGCCGGTTGCTTGAGAAGGCAAAGTGCTTCTTGGCTTGAAGGAGCAGGTCCACCTTCTGGTACGGGGACGGTGCCTCCCAGCCCAGCCGGAGGAACTCAGCGTTGATACGCTTGATGTCGAACTTGTTGCTGTTGAACCCGACGACCACATCGGCCTCGTCCAGACAGTACCACAGGTGCTCCATCATACCCTCGAACCCGTCGTCCCACTCGGAGGCGAACTCCAGTCCCTTCTTACCGTACCACTTACCGGCCCAGCATAGCACCTGTGACTCCTCGATGGTGTTGGCCGCAGGGATGTTCTCCTGCCACCGCCGCCAGTGGAAGCTCAGGTGAGGGCTGGTCTCGATGTCCAGTGTGAATATCTTCATTCCGTCTCTCCCTTGATCCGTGTAAGTATCTCGCCCGCTATCTCAATGATCTCCTCGTCCTCGTCACTCAGTATCTCAGGATACCCTTCCCAGAGATCGAAAGCTAAGTCGTACAGTTTCTGCAACCAGTGCAGGTCAGGCTTCGTTATCTTTGGCATGTTCAAGCTCCTTCTGTAACAGCGCCAACGCACGCCACGCTACCTTGGTAGAATGTCGCACTCCATCCGTGTCCACGGTCCCTCTCTCCAGAAAGTGTCGCATAAGAGCGTCGCTCTCATCACCCGACTTGCTTCGGTCCCAGTGCAGTGGTGCTCCGGGGTTGTGCTGCTCGTTCCCAATCCTTGACAGCTCTGCAACAGCAGCAAGAGCGGCAGGGAAGTAATCAATACAGCCCGTGGCAATCGGTACATTCTTTCTCTCCTTTGCATCAGTTGGTAGGGTCATAGTTGTCCTCCAGTTCTAAGTCCTCGTCCTCAGGTTCGATGGCGATGTAGGTGAAGCCCTCGTTCCCGAAAGGGAGGAACCTCTTGCGCCACGTAGCCGTAGTGATCCACTTGTCGTCCGATAGATACTGCTTGCGCTGAAGCATATCGTAGAGGGCCTTCTCGAAGTTGTCCCCGTCCCCCATCGGCACTTCTATCTTCGACGTACGCGCACGTGGTATCGCGAAGAGCACGTTCACCTTGAGCGGGTACTCCAGTGGCTCCCCGTCGTACGTCGGTACGATGTTGTCTGCCGTGTCGCGCCATGTCTTATACGTCTTCGCGAAGTACGGCTTCCCGAACCTCGGTATCCGTGGACGACTTGCTGCTATCGGCTTCGTCCTCACCACTACCACTATCTTCATTGAGTGCCTCCTGTGCTCTCCGGGTGTCTGCGTTCCACTCGCACGTTACCGTGGCTGCTTCGCCGTACCTGCGGCTGGTCGTCTTGCCCTTCTCCACGTACGCCCCGTCGATGAGATCGTAGTTGAGCAGGTGCAACACGTAGCTGTACAGGCTGCGCTGCATGGCCGGGTTCTGCGGGAACAGGTTGGTGTCCTGCACCACAGCGGTGAAGAACTCACGTGTGATGATGTCCTGCTCCGGGGTCATGTTGTTCTTGGCCATTAGCTGTTCTCTCTTATGTTGTCGCGGATCAGCTCGTCGAGCAGGTCGGCCTCCTTCTGCGCGGACTCCTCAGGTGCGGGCATGTCGTTGAAGGCGTCCTCCATTGCCTTGACGATGTTCCGCATGGTCTGGCAGAGGAGCAGGACGTCCGGCTCAACCACTACCGGGTATGCGTCGAACCCATCCGAGTCACCTACCTCGTTCTGCGACATGAGATAGAACGGCTTCTTGCGTGAAAAGTATGCTCTCATTTCTTAACTCCTATGTATTTGTGATGGATGTACATGGATGCCAAGCACCCGAGCCCACCCCCTAGTCCAATGGCCACGATCATGGGCCACATGTCGAGGAAGTGATCGGCCTTCGTAGCCTCTAGCGCCACGGCACCGACCACCCCCACCTCCACTATGCCCATCGTGAACGATGTAGGCAGCACCCATGCGTAGTGCATGAAGGACACGTTCCGTTGCTGGAACGCCTTCAGGAAGATGAACATGAAGTTGGCCGTGCCAACAAGCAGCGTAGTCATAGCGTCAGTTCCTCCTCCGTCATGTCCCACTCGTCCTCAACTGTCGAGGCCGGGGGCAGCCACATCTCTCCGGGCTGTCGTCGTATCCACAGCAGCCGACCCATCTCAGTCAGGTACTCCTCCCACTCCGGGACGGGGGACCTCACGTGGTACTGGTAGGCTACCTCCTTCATCATGTCGTCGTACCCCTTGAGCCCGCTAAGGATCTTGGTGGCCTTGGCCTTCCCTACCTTGGGTAAGCCCACGATGTTATCCGTGGTGTCACCGGTCAGCATCTGCATGCAGAAGTTGTAGTCCCCCTCCTCCGGGGTGATCTCGTAAGCAACGTCGTGCATCCAGTTGTACTTCAGGCCAGGGACCTGATCCAAGTCCTTGTCCATCGTGATGATGATGCTCTGGTCGGGACCGAGCTTGGTCTGCCAGATCGCCAGTAGGTCGTCAGCCTCTTCATCCTCAGCGATGTACGTGGGGTAGTTCTCTATGATGTACTTGCGTATCTCCTTCTCGTAGGTGGGCCGATGCTCTGCCTTGCGGTTGCCCTTGTACGGACGGTAGCTGGCCTCACGGTGCCGGAACGTCTCTCCGCCCGGCGACAACATGACGACCATCTCCCTGTCCAAGTCGAGGGCGCACGCCTCAGCTAGCTTGGTCATGGTGCGCTTCACCCCGTGGAGGGCGTGGCTCAGTGGCTCAAGCTCACGCTCAGGCCACAGTGCGTAGTCCTTGCCCTCTTCCCTGCTGAACTTGCCGGGGAGTACCTTGTCCAGATGCTCCAGTGCCTCCCGTTTGTACTCGAAGGTCTTGCTCTCGCCGTCCCCCCAAGTCAGGTGCCACAGGTTCCTCTCCGCCGCGAAGCCGCAGCGGAACACGAGGATGTCACCGTCAACTAGGCCCTTCATCAGTTCGGCAGCACAGCCTCACCCGTCGGCACTGCGGTCAGCTCTGGCTTAGTGTCCAGCTGGCTCGACAGCATGTCGTCGAAGTGCACGGCCTGAAAGAGAGCGGCGGGCAAGCAGATCGTGCTATGCTCTACCACCAGCGTCTCATTGTTGATGATACCGTAGCCCTGTCCACCGTAATTGCCATCCTCTTGCATGGCCTCGGAGATGGGCTGCACGGTGTAGTACTTGAGCCCGTCGTTGAACTTGTCGATCTTCTCTTGGAACTTACTCATTGTTATCTACCTCCACTACGGCTGCTTCTTCTGCTGCTTCCAACTCGTTGATAAGGGTGGCTACCGCTGCGAACACCTGATTCATACGGCGTGCCCCCTCGGGCGTCACTTCGTACCTGCCCTGCGATGCCAGATTGGCAAGGGCTACTACTACTTCACTCTGCTTCATGCTGCTTCCTCCTGTCGTAAGAGTTCCTTGGTTACTTCCTCCACGTACCCCAACAGCAGGTCGAGGCGCTTGCCCTTCGCTGCGTTGGCCGGGTGGGGGAGGTGGTCGTTGGCCAGCGCCGCGCACACTATCCGTGCTGCGTCTGCCCGTGCTGCCTGCACCCTGATCCTGTGCCCTACGTCTACGGGCTCGGGCTTCGCGGATGCACTTGTAGCAGGTACCGTCTCCGACTGAGCCACCGCACCAGCCGGTGCATCTCTGACGGACGTCGGGTCCACCTGCCCGTTCTTCTCTGTGAATGTCACCCACTGACCCTCCTTAACACCGGGCTCGTGCTTGCCCGTCCTGTAGTACCGCTGGCTGCCCTCAAGCTGGAACGACCAGAGCTTGTACTTCTGGAAGTCCCGGCTCATCACCGAGCTAACCTGTCCCGTTACTTCTTGCATATCATGCCCTCCTTCTGTGCTTCTCTCATGAATAGCTCGTCGGGTGCCGTGTACACAACCTCCGAGTCCTTGGCCACCTTGTCTCCCCAATGGGAGGACACCATGACCCCCGCGCCCAGCGGCACGGTGAAGCGTACGCCATACAGCTTGTTGAGCAGCTCGTACACATCCTTGATGAGGCACTGCTTGGCTATCTCGTGCCAGAGCTCTACCTCATCCGGGTGCAGCTCTGCGATGATGCTGTCGTGCACGGTGTTGACCAGAAATGACTCCATGTCAGACATGCGGTGCCACGCACAGACCAGCGCAAGCGGGATGATCTCCGCTGTTGCGAACCCCTGCACCGGGTAGTTGTAGATGCTCGTCGTGTACTTGACGTAGCCGCTGCTTCCCATCGTGCAGTCGGGCCAGTAATGTATCAGCCCGTACTCAGTGACTAGCTTCTTGTTCTCCACTACCTCGTTCGCCCACCGTCGCTGCGTTGCTGCGATGCGGTTGTACTTCTGCCCGAAGGCTTGGTAGTACGCCTGCTGTGCCGGGGTGCCGGACTGCCCACCGTACAGTGGCTTGAACGTGTCGTTCTTTGCCGCCTGCCGCATGGGCCCGGTCACCGCCTCAAGCGTGACGTTGTTCAGTACCGATGCCGTGAAGCGGTGGATGTCCTCACCGTTCAGGATGTCCGACAAGCCCTTGGGGTCGCGGCCTAGGTGCACCGCTACCCTGAACTCAAGCTGCGCTCCGTCTGCCTCACCCATCAACCAGCCGTCGTTCCTCGATTTGAACATGGGCTTGAAGTCTCGGTTAAGGTTCTGGAACTGCACCTTGTAGGTCAGGCCGCTGCTGGACAGCCGGTGGGTTCGGGTGCTCGCCTGATTAAAGACCGCCCTCAACCTCCCACCTGCCTCGTCGCAGCACAGCTTGAACTTGCGTAGGTACTTCGTAACGTCGGAGTGCATTGCTCCCCACTCCTGTTGCTTCTTGAGCCACTCCTCCTGCTTCTTTGTCCTCGGTCGTAGCTTGGCTATGACCTCCGCAGCGATGCTGTAGCCTCCACTCTTGGCCCTCATCTCTCGGCCCCGGTAGTCCTTCGGCACCGCGAAGCCTAGCACATCGAACACGTACTTGGCCTTCTCGATGGTAGCCGAGGGGCTTACCCCATTCATGTACTCCTGAAACTCCGCCGTCTTCTTGGCGTACTCATCCTCAAGCTCATCCAGACCCTCCATGACCTTGGCGGGATCGAACTGCATTCCGTTCAGCTCAATGTCAGCCAGCGCCGGCGAGACCAGACACCGTTGGTAAAGTATATGTATGAGGTTACGCTTCCTTAGCTTCTCCCGCTGCAAGAGGAACAACTCCTCCGCTGCGTTGACGTCGCGTTCGCAGTACGACAGCAGCCAAGACTCTGGCATGTCCATCGTGTCGATGCCGACGTCGAACATCTTACCTATCAGATCCTCCTTGGGTTGTAGTCCGTACCGCTTGAGCGATGCCTTTAGACTAAGCTGCTGGAGATTAAACCTGTTGCCGCCAAGGACGTACTCGCCTAGGAGTGTATCATAGACGACCACCTTCCGTAGATCAACGCCACATCGTCGGAGCCAACCAAGCTCAAACTTGGCGTTGTGCGCGACGATGAAGTCAGCTTCCTCAACAGCTTTAACAAGCTCTCCCTGCTCGTACTCTGATCCAAAGCAATGCGCAACATTGCCCCGCTGTCCCCAACATGCAAGGACGATTCGATTCCCTTCGATGAGAGGAGATCCTTTATTGAGCGTAGACGTTTCAAAGTCAACAACCACATAGTTCGAACTCCAGTATAGGTTGGGGTCGGGCTCCGCGACATGCGCCGGGAGCCCTGCCAGATTACGCAACCGCTTTGGTGCGCCAGAAGTCACCGTCGCCCCCACCGCTGGACTGCTGCTGCTCGACAACGAAGACCGCACGCATTCGTAGGGTCACGCCTACCATGCCCGCTGCGTCGTTCGTGTACGGCACGATCTGCCCCTTCACCTGAATGATGCTGCCACCATACACCGGCCCCTCAAGGTCCTCACCCGTCGCTGCGTCGATGACCACCGGGGTCTGCTCGAACGGGTCACCGTCGCGGGGTTGTACGCGTGCCTTCAGCTTGAAGCGGAAGATCACGTTGCCCGTCGGCTCGCCTTCCCAGTTGTCCCGGATCGCCTTCTTCTCGTCTGCCGTGGCACCCTCTGGGTACTCAGGCCGTGTAAGCTCCTCGAAGTACACCGGACGGGGCGTGAGGGACTTCTGCTTGGCCAGAGGAAGGGTCTTGATGAAGTCGTTGCGCGCTCCCTCCAGCTGTGCGATGAACTCCTGCGCCTCGGTGAACGGTACGCTCAGGTCCGTCTTGTACACGCCGTTCTGGTCGTGCATCGTGTCGGGTGCCGTGATCCACGGGAACACAGCCTCACCGATGGGACTCAGGAATGCTTGCAGTGTTGCTCTTGCCATAGTTATTCTCCTTTAAGTTGGTTACGTGCACGTGTGATCCGCTTGCGTACTGCTTCGACGTTCTCACCGTTCGCCGCTGCGATGTCTTCGGGTGTGCGGCCCTCGACGTAGTACTCAATCAGGGTGGCCCGGTTCAGGGCCGAGAGTGAATCTAAAAGTGTACCAATGCTGTCCTCCATCTCCAGTATGTCAGAGGGGTCCTCACCCAAGTGTAGCTGGCGGTCGAACAACTCCTTGGCTATCGAGTCCGCGTTCTCACTCTCCAGACGTTTGCGGTTGGTCTCCTTGCGCGTCTCGTTCATGTGCATATGCAAGAGGCACTTGTTGGCCCACCGCTTAAACTCCGTGAGGTTGTTCGGCTCCGCGTCCAGTGTACCCTCCAGTACCTTTACCGCGAAGTCCTGCTTCAGGTCATCTGGCCAGCTCAGTTTGTCCAGCGCCTCTATTCGTTCTGCTGTTAATTCCATAGTATCTATCCTTAAAGGTAGTTGGGAGTATCCTTTTGGACACTCTCCTTGTATGACGAGCGCCGACCTAGCAGCTGCGTGGCGAACCACATCTCCCAGCTAGCCAGCTTCTCCCTGTCCTGCTCCTCCTGCACCATCCGTGCACGGTCCTCACCAAGCTCCTCGTTGAGCTTCCATACTCTCTCTATCTTACTCATTCTCGTACCTCCTCTAGCCGATTGAGACTATCTTGGATAGGTGCGGCTCCACCGCGCAGGCGAAGTACTCGTGTACTCCCGACACCTTGTTCTTGGGCAGAGAGAACACGACCTCCCCGTTCCGCTTGTGCTGGTCGTTGGCACCAATGCCGACCATGACATCCGCCTGAGACGGAATGCCGGTGTTGGAGTAGTCCACATCCCCCATACTCAGGACTGCCTTGCCGTCCGCACTGTCCCCGGCCTGTGTTACGCTTACCACCACGCAAGAGTATCGTTTGGCCCATTGCCGCGCCTGCTTTGCGGCGTTCTCCAGAGCTAGTACGTAGTTGTCCTGTGACATGTTGAGGTTACGGAGCTGGTCCAACACCAGCACTTCCGGTTGGTGCCTCTCAATGAGGGCCGTTATCTCCCTCGGTGTACCCGGCGCGAGGGCAGCCAGCACGATGTTCTCGTACCCCTGCTCTCGTGCCCGAGTGTCGGCCAAGTCCGGGTCCGCCATGACCGCGTCCTTGGGCATACCGCTGAGACGGTTGATGATGCGCATGTTGATGTCGTCAATGGGGTCCTCGTTGCCTATGTACAGGCAGGTAAGCCCTTGCCGGGCAAACCCGGCCATCATCTCAATGGTGCACATCGTCTTGCCCATCTCCGGGCGGGCGAATAGGATCAGGTGATGACCCGGTTTAACACCTCCGCCCAGACGCTTGTTGAGCGCTTCAGGCATGATCTTAATGAGGTTTTCAGGGTCGAACGTACCCGTGACAAGCTCTCTAACAGATAGGCCAACACGAGCCTCCTCTCGCTCGTCCTCGCCAAAGTCCTCTGCTGCCAGCAGGTCAGTGTACTCCTGTATGATGCGGGACGTATCCAGCCCTTCAAGGATAGCTGCGGCGAGCTGCTTCCCCACCCGCTCACGTTTGGTCTCCAGTAGGTCATGTACCACGTTTGCGGCGGACACTTCCATTCCACCGATCCCCTGTATAAGGTTCTCGAATAGGACTTTGTGCTTGTCGATGGCGATGTGCCGGGTGACGTTCCCTGCAAGTATGCCAACATCTGCGGACTTGGCGCTACCATCCAGCTCGTAGTAGTCAACGAGGGCTTTCCAGATGATGCCTCCTTGCTCGGTAAAGTCATCCCTGTGTACATGTCCGGCGATCCGGTCGAATGCTTCGCGGTCGTTGATGGCCGCACTGAGTACTTGTTTCTCACGCATGTCTCCTCCAGTCTGTGCCGGCGTGCGCGTAGAACCGTCGTATGACGGCCCCACTGTGTAGCTCGGCTTCAAAGTTCGTGTCGTGCAGGGCCACTATGGTTGCACGTACCCAAACGGGGTTAGTTCTCTGCTCAAATGGGCAGGCTTTGTTTACGTAGATGGTGTCACCCACACTGAGAGTATCTGGCATAGCTCATCCTCCTCCATGTTCTTCAGGTCCTTCCGTAGTACGAGTATCTCTGGCCCGTCCCACATCAGCCCGTACTTCTTTGCGTACCGGAAGCTCTTGGCCGTCGCGTCCTGATCCAGCGCCAGTATCACACGGTGTGAGTATGACGCAATCTCTGCCGCACGTGCAGCACCGATAGAAGTCCCAAGTAGCGCCACTGAATTCATGTACTTCGCGGCGCGTACGGCTGAGGGTATGTCCTCCACAACGATAGTTGGAGCATCGGGGTGATCTCTGTACCATGATAATGCCTCCTGTCCTTCTTCCATGTATGTCAGGGTCTTGCTCAAGGCCCTACCCGAGATGTCCCGTAGCACCCACCCACGATGGGTGTACTTTGGGCTCCTCACAGACATCGCCACACGCCCTCCGTAGTCCGATGTCCAGTACCAGTACGGTGGGTCAACTATTCCCCAAAGATGCCGTATGCGCTCTAGCGTTGGCTCAGAGAGAGCCTGTGTTACGCCATCGAACCTTGCCCGTGGCTTTGCAACCTTCTCCGCTGTCTTCACATACGATATAGCCGACCCATCCGTACCTCCTCTCTCAGTGCACGAGGCGCGGAAGCACTGCCATACAACATCATCGTCCCCTAGCCTCGTAATGCTGAGAGACTTCTCACCACTGCTGCCTCCCCCGCAGCGTGGGCACTGTACTCTTAGAGTATCGCCAAGCTGAAGATGAGTTGCTTCAAGTAAGACTGATGTTCTATAGTTCATGCTCTAGCGTCCTTATTCTCTGAGGTGAATCTTGTATCAGTTTGTGCTGACATATAGTAATATAGGTCGTGGGAAGCCCTGTTTTGGACTTCTTATACCTAAATCAGCACCCAACCAAGCGTTTGGACATTACTTTACCTTAAATAGTAGGCGCTTTAACTTATAATTACGCCGTACTTTGGCCTCTACGGGGGGTTCGACGAACGCCAAGAACTCTGGCCAGCCCTCCTTGAGCCGCTTCCGCACCGTAATTATAGGTAAATCATCAGGCGACAGCGCTCGATGCGCCTCCGCTATGGACTTGTACTGCTCTCCTGCTACAGTTACTGGTATCATATCGCTTCCTCCTCCAACATCTCGTCAAGATCCATCATCACATCATCAATGGACATCGAGTCGATTGTCTTGCCTGTAAAGAACATCTTGTAGTCAGACTTCTCACTTGGGAGCTTTCCCACAGTCTCCCACTCGACGCCCTCCTCTTTGTTGAAGATGAACGAAAAGCGCCCATCGTCCCACTGAACTGTCTTCTGCGTGGCGAGATTGGACTCCACGGTCCCCTCAACGCCCGTCTCCAGATCCTTCACACGGTGTGAAGGCTTAATTGTCATCAGTTTATACATGCTCATTCTCCTTGCTGCACTCCACGCACCGGCAATACGGACGCATGGGTGAGTCCTTAGGCCGCTTGCAGTGCGGACTGTTTCTGTGCTCGACGTACAAAGGCACCTCCATTGAGAGCAGGGATTGCCTCCTTGAACGCTTTTGCATACGTTTCGAGCGTGCTTCCTTCGAGACCCGGCGCTGTGTTGACTTCGTAGACAGTGGGTTCTCCTGCCTTATCGTTCCAGCCAAGATCCACAGCACCAAAGTCCAAGCCCAGAGCAGCCACAGCACGAATTGCAGCCTCTCGGGCGCTGTCAGGAGCCACAACGCCATCACGAGCGAACACAAAGCCGTTATGATTGTTTCGTATCTGCCAGTTGACCTTATCATCAGGCACCTCCAGTCGTCGCTTCTTCTGTTGGACATCCACCACCTTACCGAACGCGACATGTACTCGGTACTCGGTGGACTTCTTCACGTACTTCACGTAGAGCGGTGCGTAGGGGACGTTCTGTCCCGGTACAACAAGCACAATTCCTCGTCCTTGAGATGCTCGCAGGAGTGTTCTACACAGCACTGTGTGGCCTTCCTCTTGCCACACAAGCACATCCTTTCTGTCCGTAGTGTAGTCCGGGCTAGGCACCCCGTGCTCCCGTAGAGCCTCGGCTGTCCGTAGCTTATCAGATGCAACAGCCACCGCTTCAGGCGCGTTGATATACTTGGCATTGAACCTCCTCTCTGAGCGTCCCCAGTTGATGACGACATCGAAGTCGCCGTGTCGTCGTACCTGCCGGGGAGTGGCACGCAGTATCCCCACGTGCTCCCCCAGCGCCTTGGCCCCACCGGACCACAGCTTGTATGGTTCGATCCTTACTTTCATAACTACCTCCTCAATTCAGTGTGTCGGAGATGATACCTACCGTGGCATCCGCCACGCAGTCCGGGCAGAGTATGTCCCGCCCGTCGTTCACAATCAGCGAGTGCCGGATCTCGTCCTGTCCTATCTCACTGGAACAGCCAATGCAGCCACTCTCCAAGAGTGCGTCCAACTTGCCCGCCGGAAGATACTCCCCGCTTGGCCCCTCGACGTACACCCCGCTGTAGTCCGTGTCCTGCTCTGGCACTTTTGGGTCGTCTTGGGCCTCTTTGTTCAGGTGGTTCTTCTCGTAGTCCGACCAGTTGCAGTGCACCAGTTGGCCGAGCAGCGCCCCGAACTTGTCC